TTCCTGAAGCGTATAAATATGATTGCTTCACTTGATGAAATGGAAACTATTGTCCGAGTTGGCCGACTTAAGTGGAGTAATATTCAATTTTTCTACCCACTAGGACGTATGGACACGATTTTTGACGATGTTGAAGAGCGTCAGGAACAAGTATTCAAGACTATTACATCTCAAGGTAGAAAATTCCAGATTCAGGACATGAACGGTACACCAACCCTTAAGATGGAAGACATTGAAGGCTCATCTTCGTTCATTCTTAACAAGAAAATGGCTAAGTACATGGAAGGTGACTTCGATATTTGGGTCGATGCTACTCAGTTCCAGCCAACTTCCCGTGTAGTCCAACAAACTAAGGTCTCTGAGTTGTTCTCACTCCTACTTTCTAACCCATCTACTAGTTCACTAATAGATATGGGCAAAGCCGTCTCTCGAATCCTGTCATTAAATGATGAAGACCCTAAGAATTGGCTAGCTGGATACAACCAGAACCCAGGCGAGACTATGTTAGCTGCTGAAACCGAGAACCGAGTCATGGCAGCCGGACAACCACTTGGTCCAACGCCAGGCGCAACCGAAGAGCACACACTTATCCATATTATGTTCACCCGTTCACTTGAATACGATAATCTTATCAAGACTCACCCTGAGATTGTTCAGATATTCGCCCAACATATTATGGGTGAACACGATGCTAACCCTGCTACTAACTCAGCAGCTCAGGTTATGAGTGCTAACGGGCTAGGTGGCAACGGAACACCCCCAGGACAACCTGGTCAATCAGGCAACCCTGCACTCCAAGCACCACCCAACCAAGCCCCAGGTGGACGACCTAATCCATTATCTGTCGGGCAACTACCAAACCTACCAGCCCTAGGACTCACCTCACAGCCCCAGAACCAACCACAAGCTCAAGCAGCCGATATAACCGCAACTAATTTATCTAAACCCGTTAGAACGAGCGTATAGGTGTCACTTGAAATTAAGAAAGGATAGTATATAACTTATGGCAGAACTCTCATCTAAAGTAAGACAGGAGTTAGCAACACTTTACGATAGACCTGAATATAAATCGTTTAGAGCGTTTTTAGAAAATGAGCGAGTTGAGATAGCTAAGAAGCTAGTAATATGGCCAGCTGACGATACAGTTGGAATTGCCAAACTTCAAGGTCAGGCTGAAGCTTGTAAGGCTATTCATAGACAGCTCAAAGATATACATACTCAAATGTCCAAAGAGCCTTGATAGTTGCGGATGCCCCCCTCCGCAGCTACCAACGCTTAGTTGGTTAGAACAAATCTAAACATTGGAACAAATCCAAGGAGTGTTATATGGCAAAGTCAACCTTAACTGACGAAGAAAAAGCAAAGTTAATAGCAGGTGATGTAGATTCTGAGAAGAAAGACGAAACCACCGATGCGAATGGAGCTGAATCTGAGGAAGAACAAGACGACTCCGCAGCCGAAGACCAAACAGAAGAATCTCAAGAAGAGGCATCAACTGAAGAAGACACTGAATCTGAAACTGCACAAACTTTTACAAAGCAATTCCCAAATCTCAAAGGTGAGACTGAAGCGGAATATATTAAAGAATTAGAACAGGCTTATACCAACAGCACAACTGAGGCTATTCGTTTAAAGCGAGAAGCTGAAGCCAGAAATGCTGCACCGACTGAACCAGCTGCTCCACAAGGACAACAACAGCAACCTCAACCGCCTACCAACCCCGATTTACAATATGCAAAATCTTTGCGTGAACGGGAGATGAACGAAGCGTTTGATAAGTTTGCTAAGAGTTATCCTAATGTGCGAGAGAGTGCTGACTTCGATAGGTTTGCAGCAGCCAGTGATGGTATAAACGCTACTTATAGAGCTACTCATAATGGAGCAGATGCACCATTTGATTGGTTATATGAGAAGATAGCCTCTGCTCTTGACTGGGAGCCGATTGGCAAAACTGCCAAGAAAGATGCAGCTATTAAAAACAGCGGTGTCTCAAGTTCGACTCAAAGTTCGAGGGCAACTGTTCCGAAACAACCTAATGTATCCGATAAGGAAATTGAAACTTATTTGAAGATGTTTCCGCTCAAATCAGTTGAAGATGCGAGAAAAGAAATTGCCGAAGTAAAAGCTTAATATTTTACTTAAAGGAGAACAATAATGGCTCAAACAGTCACTGGGGTACAATACCCAGTTGCTATTGGTCGTATTGACGGTCATACTAACTACGCTTCAAAAGATTTTGTTGTAGCTAATGGTGTAACTATTAACGCAGGAGATTTTGTATATTTCTCAAGCGGTACTGTTACCAGTGCAGCTGCATATCAAGCAAGAATAGTCGGTATAGCTGAAGGTACAGCCACAGGCAACTCAACAGGCACAGTCCTAGTTAAAGTCTGTATTGATGAAAACATGAGATACATGATTAAATCTGCAACAGCTCTTGCCATTACTAATGGTACTAATGCAGATATCGGACAATATTTTGATGTTACATCGGGCACAGGAACGGGCGCACAGACCGTAACCTTAGTTGGAACAACTACAGGACAATTCGTTCTACTAGACGTTCCCGGTACAGCAACTCTCCCGAATACGGGACTCAATATTCCTTCTGGAACGACAGTTGGAGTATTTAAATTAGTTAATTCGTTCTTAAACCCATACGTAGCTGGCTAGGCTGCATTGAAAGGAATATAAGAAATGGCATCACAACGACCAGAGTGGCCAGATATTCTGGACCCAGCTTACCGTAAAATCTACGGTGACGAGATTCGTCAGCTACCTCAGCAAGTGTTTACCCATTTCAACGTCGATACTTCGGTAAAAAACATTGAAAAGGATTCAAGTGCTACAGGTTTATCTAAGCTAGTTCAGACTTCTGAGTCTGCTCCAGTAACCTACGAAGATGAAGTTGAAGGATTCAACGTAATCTACACCCACCTCAAGTTCACAAAAGGTACTTCAGTATCTGAGGAACTATGGGAAGATGACCAGTTCGGGGTCATGCGACGCAAGCCTAAAAACTTGGCAGATGCAAAAGTCCGAACTCAAGAACAATTTGGTGCTGACATACTAAACTATGGCTTCACTACTGGCGGGGGCGGAAGTGCCCTGTTTACAGGTCCTGACTTACTAGCCTTGTTCTCAACTGCTCACCTTCGTGAAGATGGTGGCGCAACTCAAGGTAACTCTATAACAGGTGACCTAAGTGAAGACTCAATTGAGAACGCACTTGTTACTATGCGAGCAACCCTCGATGGTAAAGGTCAGCTAATGTATGTACAGCCTCAGAGATTGCTTCTACCACCAGCTTTAGAAAAGGAAGGCAACATATTAATGAATTCAGTACAAAGAGTTGGTACAACCAACAATGACATCAACGCCTACAAAGGTCGATTAGATGTTATGGTTTGGGACTACCTTGGCTCTGCTGCTGGTGGTTCAGATACAGCTTGGTTCATTTATGACCCGGCAGTTTCAGAACTTAACTGGTTTAACCGAAGTGACCAAGGCCTACAGGGACCCGATTGGGACTTCGACACAGGAACTGCTCGTTGGAAGACAGTTTGTCGTTGGAGTGCTGGTTGGAGCAACTGGCGTGGCTGGTACGGTTCACAAGGAACAAACGCTTAACATTAAACGTCTAGGTAAAACGCAGGTGGGTGCGTCAATCCCTAGCGGAAGGATTTTAAAATGGCAATAGGTGACAGAACCTATCAATTCGCAGCTCATACTGCATGGGGATACCCATTCAACTTACTGCAAAATGTTATTGAGTATATTGGTGGTTACACTCATTACGGTAAAAAGACATCTAATGCGACTGCTGGAGCTGTCCTCGGTTCTACCGCTGGTACAACTGGCACACAAGTTATTACAACTGGGATTACAAATCCAGACGTACCTCGTGTTCTAGCCGTAACCACAGGTGGCTCAGGTGCTTCAGCTGGCAACATTACAATTACTGGTGTTAATGTCGAAGGCAAAGTAATTACAGACCTAATCGCTATTAATACTGGTGGTGGTCAAAATGTTGGTTTACTTGTTTTCAAACGAGTAACTTCAGTAACTATCCCCGCAGCCCTTGGTACTTCAGGAACTATAACGGTTGACACGACTAATAAGATTGGCCTTAACCACCGTTGTATCCCTGGCAAAACTGCTATAGTAGATGTTTGGGATATTACGCTAAACACAGGTAACACTTCTACAACTACCGCAACACGCCCAGTATTAGATGGGAACAATACGGCTAGTAATTTCGATAATGAATTTGTAGAAAAGAACTGGGTCACTACAGCGCAAGCACCAGATGGCACACGTTTCTTCTACTACTTCTATTGGTTTACTAAAGTATTGGTCTACCCACCAAAAGACAGTCCAGAGTTCTACTCAACAACTACTTCGACAAGTACTTCAAGTACATCAACAAGTACTTCTATGTCAAGTACAAGTACGAGTATTTCTACAACCACCTCAGTTTCTACTTCGTCTAGTACGTCAATTTCATCAACATCAACTTCAACAACAACCTTACCGGTTTAGGAGATAAATTATGGCGATGTTAGCAGGTGATTACAAACGACGAATACAAAGCGCTGCTAAAAGCGCAGCTGTTGGTGCTGGGTACGCTAATGACCCAGTACCAGTTCCAGCTGATAGTCAGCCTCATGAGGTTGCACCAGCTGGTTCAGTAGTAACCCTACTTTCGATAAATGCTACGTCAACGGCTGGGGTTGATGAGTATTTTCAAGATGCGAATGGTACTAAACAAACTATTATGTCTGGAGTTACTATAGCCAGAGATTATAAGCAGAATTTTTACTGCCCGTGGCCTCTCTATGTTTCTACGGACGTAAGTGTGATAGTCTATGTATCGCCGCCATCTAAGGGCAATACAACAGCTTAAAACAAAAATTGTCCTTGACAAAGCTTTTGCACGGGATTATTCTCGTGCTTAAGCATGGGCAGCGAAAAACGAAAAGTATTTATTCTAACAAATTTCTCTCAATATTTACGGAGCTATTCCCCTATCATCGTAGTCAGTGCCCAAATTAACCAACTTCTTAGAAATGGCTACCAACCAACTCTAATAGCTGACGAGGGCTTTGACCCACCCGAAGATTCTATCTTCTCTCAAGTTGAAATTAAACGACTTACGCCAATCGTTATAGATGGCACAACTGTCGATGAAGCTTTTGAAAAAGACGTAGATATATTAGAAACTGAGCTAAGAGACATTCTTACAGAAGGTTGTGTAGTGCTAACACATGACCTAATCTTCTTACCCGATTACGTTAAGTTGAATGTAGCATCTCGTAGAATAGCTCAAGATAACCCTGACATATCTTGGATACACACTGTTCACTCAGCCACAAGTCCGGGTATTTTAATTAAAGAACGGGAAATGTTTGGAGAACAATATGCAGCTCATCTTAATTCTAAATTTCCTAATTCTATTATTAGTTATCCGAACGCATACGACATTCCAAGAGTAGCGCAAAACTTTGGCTTTGAAGAAAATGAGATAGTTGAAGTACCTCATTCATCTGACCCAATCGAGGGCATGAGCCGAATTACGAAGCGGCTTTATGATGAACTACATTTAGGCGACCCTGAAGTCCTAATGGTTTATCCTCTCAGATTAGACCGAGGTAAATACGCAGAAGCTCAGATATATATGATGGCTGGTTGCAAAGCTAACAACATGACTTCACATCTAGTAGTTTGTGATTTCCAGTCAACCGGAGATGACAAAGTAGTATATCGTGAAGACCTGAAACGCCTAGCAGCCTACTTACAAGTAGAAGACCGAGTTACATTCTTATCTGAGTTTGACGAAGCAGCCAGTATGGAAGTGCCTCACACGGTTATCTTAGAGCTATTTACATTAAGTAATGTTTTCGCACTACCTTCAAAAAGTGAGACTTATTCCTTAATAGCCCAAGAAGCTATGAGTCGGGGCAATCTCTGTCTCCTAAACCAAGACTTTGCCCCGTTCAGACAAATCTATGGTAAGAATGCTCTTTATAAACAATTCGATGGAGCTAATATCGCTATCAACGGACAAGATGGGGAAATTAATACTACTCACTCTGACCCTGCGAGCTACTACTATACAATGGCTGCTAATATAAAGTATTACCTAGAAAATGATAAGGTTATTCGTGCTAAGACTTGGGTTAGAACCAAGCGTAACCCTGATTATGTTTTTCATCAATATTTAGAACCATTAATTTTATTGGAGCAGAATGATGTCAAAGAAAGCACCGAAGTTTTCCGTGATATTGCCAGTGTACAGCGAGACGGAGCCGATTCAGTCGGGAGCGAGTGGCCAACGCCACTTCCGAGGCAAGACCGTCCAACGGGCAATCAAGAGTATTCGCAACCAACAGTTTAGATTTTGGGAGTTAATAATTGTTGATGACGGCTGTGTTGATGGAATTACTCCTGATATTTTAGACAAGTTTGCTGAACACGATGACCGCATAACTGTTATCCACAAAGTTAATGAGAATCGAGCCGTGGCGAGAAATACAGGTATGGATGCTGCGACTGGTGAGTGGATATGCTGGCTAGATTCAGATGACGAATACTCTACTCACTATTTACGTGAACTAGACCAAGCTATTAAAGACTTTCCAACCTACGATATATTTAACTTTGGCTCGTTGATATATTGGCGAGACCATAGAAGTGAAGTTAGACCAACATTTAAGCCAGCTAGGGAGGGCAAAGGGCATGAATACTTTAGAAGTGGACAAATCGGTTGTGGTTCTTTCATCTTTCGCAGAAAGCTCTGGGAGAGTGATAAAAAGTACCGCATACCAGATGACGCTAACCCTTTCGAGTTTGCAGCTCTCTCAAGATTCCCCTGGAAACTTACCAGAGAACTTGATGAATGGAAATACGATAACACTGAGAATCCCGGACAGATGTTCCAAGATGGTGTTAAGCGTCAAGGCTCAAGCCTAGGCAACCCTTGGGGAGACGATTTCTTGCAATTCTATAATCTTACCCGAGATAATTATTCAAAACCTTTAGATGTAGCACTTTATATTCAATATCCTAGAACTAATGAAGATGATTACACTTGTTTCGGTGAAATCTTTGATGCGGAGCCGAAATGACCGTAGACCTACATTTAGTCTCATGGAACCGTCCTAAAATGACTGAATTAGTTATTAAAACGATTCATCGCAATACTAAACGTGAGAACTTTCGTCTAACAGTCCTAGATAATGGTTCAGATGAGTCAACTCAAGAAATGTTATTAATAATGGGTGATAATGGGCTAATAGATGAGTTAATCACGCACAATTCCAATATAGGTTTAGAAGCAGCTAGAGAACAGATGAGACGTTCCTCAACTTATGGAAAATACTTTATAGATATAGACAACGATTGTTTACCCGAACCCATGCAGGGTGATGTCGATTGGGTTGACCGACTTATAGACTTAATGGAACGCTTTGAAGACTACGCAGCTATTTCCTGTAGAACTCAGGTTATGATAGGTAGTGGAAATATCTTTGAGAATGAATCTAATGCTATTACTGACTTCCCTCACCCTGGCGGAAGCCTCCGAATTATGAATACGGATGCTGCTAGAGAAGTTGGTGGCTGGGAAGACAATAAGCCTGGGCGTGGCACGGAGGAGCGATATATCTGTGGCAAACTTAGAGCAGCAGGCTATAAGACTGGTTTTGCTACACACATTTACACACTTCATTTATTTGGCACTCGTGGTGGCGACCAAGAGACAGATAGATGGGGGTATGATAAAGACTTTAAACCTGAAGAAACGGGTCATTCAGATATTTGGCATCCAGCTCTGGCCAATGGCGATGACCCATATGATGTTGAGAAGTTTGCGGGTAAAGAGTTAACGAAAGAATATTTCCAATGATTACTGTAATTGTCAAGCGTAATGATGAGCCTAATGTTATTCAGTTAACTCAATTCAATGTTATGAATGAGCTGAAACACTTGAGTAACTCAGAAATGCTCTTAGAAGAAAGTTGGGCAGAAGGACTACGCCGAGTGCGTACCCCTTACGTTTGTTTAGTTGAAGCTGACTGCGTATTGAGTAAAGGCTATTTCCTGTCTAATGTGACTCTCATGAAGCAGAAGACAGCACCAGGTACTAATAGTGGTAAGGGTATGAAATGGGGCGGTTCTCATGGTGGAGGTGGGAACGCTAGATGTGTAATGTTATCTTCAACTCTAGGAGTAAGAAACTTTAATAACGCTATCTATAGTTACTCACTGACTAACACACAATTAGGCGTACAACCTAACCTTGATAAACAAGCTACTGATTTATACCCTGCTCAGGTTGGGTTTGTACCTGGAGCAATTATCCGAATGTCCTCTATTAAAAATGATATAGATAATCTTCCTTGGGATGACAGAGATTTAGTTAGAATGTCTACGGCTATTTCATTTCACTTTTGGGGTAGCGAGAGACGTGTTGAAATTAACCCTAATATGACTTACGTATCTAATCAGGCTAATTTAGAATATCCAAAGAAGTTTAATTTTGAATTAAGCAGAAAAGTAACAAGAACTTTTAGTGGGGAGAATATATCATGACAGTACCTGCACTTTATCAAGCTAAGAACAACTGGCCACATACTTTCACTAGGACTGGCAAACAGACACAAATAGGCACAAACGATGACACGGGTATGCCTATTTATGCTCAGGAGATGATTTGTACACATTGTCATATTACCTATATGAATCAAATGCAACCTAAACCAGTTGGTGCTTGTCCAGCCCGCAACGACAGAAAAGAATATAAAAGGCTTGGGGTAGATAACCCTAATGATACGGTACATCACTAATGGGTAATTATTGGGATAATATGTTTACTGATGAAGAAGCCGCCAACTACATGGAAGGCTATGGTGAGGGGGCTAATACTGAAACTAGAGAAATAATTGCTGCATTTATTAATGATGGTGAATCCGTTTTAGACTCAGGTTGTGGGCCTGCTTGGAACTTTGACCACTTCAAAGAACAAGGTATAAATGTAGAATATGTTGGTATAGATTTATCTCCGAAGTTTGTCCGAGTAGCCAACCAACGCTTAGATGAAAGATATGGAATAGGTCCGATACTACTTGGTGATTGCCGAAAGCTAGAGTTTGTAGATAACTTATTCGATGTGGTTATTTTACAAGACATACTAGAACATACCAATGGTTATGAAAAACCGATTAGAGAGGCTCTACGTGTCGCTAAGAAGCGAGTAATTATTTGTTTATGGCAACGTTTTACTGAAAGCGATGAAGATAAAATTAACGATGATACCGATAAAGGAGACGATGGCTATGGGGCGATGTATGGTAAAACTGGTTTTTATAATTTCCTCAATAGTCTGGATTATCCATATATAGAAACTAAGACTAGTGAAAAAGCCAACCGACAACATTGGTATTACATAATAGATAAGGAAGAACCACGATGAGTCCGTTAATTATAGGCTACGGAGAAATAGGTAAAGCCGTTCAGGAGGCGGTATGTCCAGATGCAAAAATTTACGATATCAAACGCAAGAATAGTCGGGTCGGACCCGTTGACATCATGCACGTTTGTTTCTCCTACGATAAAGACTTTGTTCACAATGTACAGAGCTACGCTATCCAATGGCAGCCCAAACATATCATTATCTGGTCAACCGTTCAAATTGGTACGACCAAAAAAATAAGAGATGCAGTTCACTCTCCTGTTGAAGGGAAACATCCTAATTTAGCTGAGAGTATTGAAAATGCTGTTAGATGGGTTGGCTATAATAATAAATATGATGCTAGGTTTTTTAGTGAATATTTCACACTTAAAGGCTTTAAAACTAAATTAGTCAAAAATACGAACCACACAGAGGCTCTTAAACTGCTTTCAACTACTGAGTATGGTATAAACATCGCCTTTGCTGATTACAAAGCTCAGGTGGCTGAATCTATCAAGATGTCATATGAACTAACAAAAGACTGGAACTCAGATTACAATGAACTCTACGATGATGACCCACGTTTCCAGAAATTCATACTTGACCCACCAGCAGGGCAGATAGGCGGTCATTGTGTTGTGCCTAACGTAGATATACTTGAACCGAAGTATCCACATAAAATACTAGAGATAATTAAGGAGGTAGGAAAATGATTATATGGGATGCAGATGATTTCGGGGCTAATCACGTAAGAAATGCTGATATTCAGTCGCACGACTGTCGTGACCAACTAGATAAATTTCATTATGCTAACGGAAACTTTAAAGCTACGCTTTTTGCTATACCAGCAGAGATGACTTTTGAACTGGCTGAGTGGTGTCGAGCTAATAAACAATGGATAGAATTAGCTGTGCATGGAATCTTTCATAGTTCTAATTATGAATGTGAGAAGATGAGTTATGAAGAGTTTGATAACTATATGAATAGTTTAAAGTTAATGATAGATACTTATTTTGTTAAAGGTTTTAAAGCTCCTGGTTGGCAGATAAGCGATGACATTTACAGATGGTTATTAGACCATGGTTGGTGGGTTGCTGACCAATCTTACAATAATATGCGACGACCTAAAGAGCTTGAGGCTTATGTTAATAATAATGGTAACTTCGTAGCGTGGAATGGTGACCAAGACACTGACGTAAATGGTAAACACTACCACACTTGGAATTGTGTTGGTAATGGGGTCTACGAACTCCAAGAAGAAATTCTTTCTACAATTAAAGAAGAGTCTGAATTTAGATTTGTGAGTGAAGTTCTATGAACATCTATCTAGACTGTGGTTATTACGCTGGACTTGCCCTCAGAGACTATATAGACCAAGGCATTGTTGACGATACGTGGACTATGTATGCTTTTGACCCAAGTCCACTAGTTGACGATTATCTAGACAGGCCATGGACTCCTAAGAACTTTATTAAAAAAGCAGTTTGGATTAGAGATGGTAAAATTAAGTTCAACGTTTCTCGTAGGGAGAACGCTTCATCTATTAAGGGTATTACTGGCCAAGTTGACCCAGAAGAAATTGAAGTAGATTGTATTAATTTCTCTAAGTTTGTTAAAGGATTACCAGAAGCTTATATATTTTGTAGCATGGATATGGAAGGAGCTGAGTTTAAAGTCTTAAAGAAAATGTTAAAAGATAATACCATAGACAAAATAAATAAACTAAGTATAGAATTTCACTACCGACTTATGCTGGACTACGACAAGACTGATGCTGAAGATTTAATTAAACAGATAGAAGCTCGTGGAGTAGAGGTAATCTTAAAGGAGCCATTATCATGAATTATAGTGTAGTAATACCAAGCCTAGCTAACGAAGCTACCCTACCTTATCTAAAGTTGTGCGTAGAGTCACTCAGAGCTTCGGGCTTTGGGGGTTCGATTATAGTTGTGACCAATGGCACTAAACATAAACCTGCGCTGGATATTGAGGGTATTACAATTCATACACATGTTCGGACTCCTGGTCAGTGTGGTGCGGTTAATATAGGAGCACAACTGGTGCCACCCTATGATAAGTTTATGATGGTTAGTAATGATGATATGTACTATGCCCCAGGTTGGGACGAGAAACTTCCTAAAGATATGCCACTAGTTTGGTCACCTAATCTGGTTGAGCCTGAAAATAATGCAGGTAGCGCACAACCTTTTCTTAAATGTGATGGAGGTTATACTCTAGATGAATTTAATAAAGACCGAGTTGACCACTTCGTAAGTAAGAATAAAGAAAATACTATGGAGGCTGGCTTCAACCTACCATTTTTTATAAACATGGACGTTTGGCGTTCAATAGGTGGTTATGACACCACCTACGACCCTTGGGGTTCAAATTCCGATACTGACCTACAAACCCTAATAAACATAGCTGGCATTACGCCTGTACGCTTACGAGATGTACTAGTTTATCACTTCTCTAATAAGTCTGGTACATTCGACGGTACACATCAAGAGGAATGGCAACGGAATTTCGACTACTACAGAACTAAATTTGGTTATACGAGAGACGACGAACCACAAGCAGATGTTTGGTATAACACTAATATGGTGCTAGAAGATAAGTTAACTTTTGAACCAGAGTGGAAAGGTAAGTATCTTGAGACTTAAACTAGGACTTTCAGTTGGTAGTGGGAATCATCCCATGTCTGATACTGATGAAATGAAATGGATTAACTTAGAACCTTTTTATACGATTGATAATGAGTTGTCCGATAAAGGTTTAATTGGCAGGTATAATGTTTTCCCTGTAATGGCTCAAGACGTTAAAAAGCACTGTTCGGGTGATAGTTTTGATATTATCTATATAGTCCATGCTCTTGAACACATCTGTTCCAAAGATGCCGAACAACTCCTTAAAGATTGTTGGGATTTACTCAGACCAGATGGTTATATAGAAGTAGAAACACCCGACCTAGATAAAGCTTGCAAACTCTGGCTAGCTGGCAAAGATACTAGACGAGTACTCGGCTTATTCTATGGTGGAGAAACCAATGAAGCTGGACAACTCCATCAAACAGGCTTTAACTGGAACCGCTATAAAATCCTTTTAAAAGGCTTAGGCTACCACAGAATTGAAGAAATAGAAGTGGGTGATGGCCATGATATAGCTGAACCTGAGTATGACATACGTGTGAGGGCTTACAAGTGCGAATCTTAAGCATAGGTAATTTTGGGCGTAGCTGGGATAATTCGGTGTGTGACGAAGAACATATAGCTAAAGCATTAGAAGACTTAGGGCATAAAGTTCTTAGATGGCAGCGAGATGATGAATTATTTTTAATGCCACCTAGTATAGATTTTACTTTGATTGCTCAGTGGGATGGATACTCCGAAGAAAAGTTAGATAAACTACCACACCCCCTAGTCTATTGGGCATTTGACTACCAAGCAGATGGGCAAGACTGGCACGAGAGATTAATCAATCAATCTGATATTTACCTTAGCAAACGAATAGCTGATTCTAAATATTCTAACTGGCAATGGCTACCACAAGATTTTGCTCCTTGGTTCATGGGTAGGCATTATGAAAAGCCTGAACGAGATATTGAAGTTCTTTTCACGGGTTCATACTTACCTTGGGCAAATGAGCGTAACGCCACCTTATCAGCTATTAATAAACGCTTTAATCTACAAATTAACTCAGTTAATCAATGGCCTGACGAATTTACGAATGTTCAGCCACCAGTTATGGATACCGAATACACCAAGTTAATTGCTCGAGCTAAGATAAACATTTCAATAGACCACACACTAGAAGCTGGCTACTGGAGTGACCGTTCAGCTCAGATAATGGCTTGTGGCGGTTTTGTTATGATGCGTTATATACCGATGGCTGAAGTTGTATTTGGTCAATATGTGGCTTGGTTCTTCTCTGTTGATGACTGTATTGAAAGGATTAATCATTACTTGCATAGTGAAGCAGAACGTAAAGTTAAGGGTAGCATGGGTTATACTCATGCTCAGTCACATTTAATGGTTAAAAACCGAGTACAAGATTTAATAACTATAGTGGAGAACCACCTTGAAAATAGCAATGTTTGATTCGTATAACGGAAAGTTTACTGATGATATGGTAGGTTGGTGGTTATCACATGGGCATGAAGTTAAACGTGAGCCCCACTATAACCCAGAACTTGTAGATTGGTGTGATGTGGCATGGTGGGAAACCTGTGATAATAACCTCTTGAGTGCAACCAACCCAGACCAAGCCCTAAAAGACGAGTGGAAATATACCAATAGACCAGGTTCTTGGGATATACATGAAATGGATTTGAGTAATAAGAGGGTAGTTGTGCGACCTATAGATATAGAAGTATGGCACGGTCATCATGCCCACGACAATATGTGGAATGTAGTAGATGATGTTATCTTCCTTGCTCCGCATATTCAAGAGATGATGATGGCTGATTCACGCCCCCAACAAGGCACGTTTAAACAACACGTTATACCCTGTGGAGTAAACTTAGATAGATGGACATTTAAAGAACGCTCAGATGGCTTTAAAATAGGTGTAGTAGCAGAAAGGTGGATTAGTAAAGGTGTTAGTGAGATTATTCAAATTGCGTATAAACTTAAACAAATCGACGGACGGTATAAGATATATTGGTTGGGGAAGAACAATGATTATCATTGGGAAGCCGAGTACCTTAAAGATGCTATACAACGGTTTCAGCTCCCAATTATTCTCCAAGAAGATTATGTTGAAGACCTTGATAGTTGGTGGGAAGATAAGAATTATTGTCTTTCAGCGTCCCACAAAGAAACATACGGGTACAATATAGCCGAAGCGATGGCTAAAGGAATAAAACCAATTATTCACAGATTCTATGGGGCTGATGCTATTTGGGAAAATACATGGTTTGGTATAGATGAAGCTATAGATATGATTACGGAAATGGAATACAATTCGCACAACTACCGACAATATTTATTAGACCATAAATTAGATTTAGAGAGCATGATGCTGGAGATTAACAATGTCATATCCGTTTAACCCACCTAAATGGTGTACTTTTATAATACCGATTATCCTTACCTCTAACATTGAGCGTTGTTTAGAAACTCTCTATAAATACACTGAAAAGAATTCGTTTTACGTTTACATTATAGACCAAACAGTACACGGGTTAGACCCCGAACTTCGGGATAGATATTCAAATCTTATGATTATCCGTCCACCCAAATCTAATTTACACTATACTGGCAACCTCGGTTTCGCACAGGCTACTAACTTAGGCATTACTTTGGTTCAGACTCCGTACTTTTGTATGTTGAACGATGACGTTGAGATGGTAAATGATGGCTGGTGGCAGGGTGTGTTGGATACGTTTCTTCAAGTCGAGAAAGCAACTCCCGATACGCCAGCAGTGATGGTGTGTCCTGCAAGTATTCGGTTAGCAGACTGGTCGGTTGGAAGAGCGAGCGGAGATGACTACGATATTTTGCCATATAAAGAAGAGTATACACAAGAAGATTGGGAATTTCTAGTTAACAAAGAACATTATGTAAATGAGCATCTTACTATCCAACCAGACTCAGTATTTGACGGTGTAACGATGTACGCTTGCGTGTGTGATACTAGACGGTTCCGTGAAGTAGGCTACCTTGATGAGAAATATTTCCCTGGTTCAGGAGAAGATTATGACTATTCATGTTTAGCTAGAATGCATGGTTATCGTTCAGTTGCCACAACTAAAGCTTGGGTATTCCACCATTGGAGTTCGACGTTTCGTGCATTACAAAAAGAAAAAGAAGAAGCTAAAACCCTGATGATACCC